TGGTGGTATTTCAGATAGAATGGAAGCCAATAGCATGAAATCTGAACTCTTTAGTACAACTAACTGCACAATATTAGAAATGTATTTTAGTAATGTATGTAATCAAGCATGTATATATTGCTCTGCTGAATATAGTTCTACATGGGAAGCCGAAAATAAAAAGTGGGGTTTAACACAAAATATTAATGACTATGCATTAGACTTCTTTCAAGACAAAGAGAATTTTAAAAGAATAAAAAATGAGTTCTGGGAATGGATGGAAGATAATCATAAGCCATTAGTTAAATATAATATATTAGGTGGCGAACCATTCTTTCAACCAGAGTTATTAGAGAATTTAGACTTCTTTGAATCTCACCCTTGCCCTAATTTAGAGTTAACTATATTTACTAATCTAAAATGTCCTGAACAAAGATTTCGTGATACTATGGATCATATAGAATTCTTACGTGCAATAGGTAACCTAGGTCATATAAGAATTATTTGTTCTATTGATTGTTGGGGAGAAGCACATGAGTATACACGTTGGGGATCAAAGCTAGAAGAGTTCGATAGGAATCTTGGTATACTTGCATTAGATTATAAAGATATAGAAACAGAAATCCACATGACTATGGCCGCTACAACAATAAGGGCTATGCCAGAATTAGTAACAAGATTAAACTATTGGAATAATCTAAGAAATCCATTAAGAGAAAAGGCACCTGAAGTAAAGTCAGGTGTGAAAGAGAATTCAAAGATAAAACCTATATACATCTCTGGTAATTTTGTTGTATGGCCAAATCATATGGCACCTGATATATTCCCAGCAGGATTCTTTGCAGATGATTTTAAAAGGTTATATGAAGAGTTAGACAAAGGTGTATGGAAATATCGTATCTATGAACTAATGAGAGGATATGAAAAGTCAATAGATAATACGCCTGTCAATTATGAGATGATTAAATTACTTAAGACTGAATTGACAGATATAGACAGAAGGAGAGGATGCGATTGGAAGAAAACATTCCCATGGTTAAACGATTTTAATACGGATATAAATATTAATACATTATGAATACAACTGAAATACTTGAGATGTGGAAGAAAGATGGCCAGATCGATGAACTAAAATTAGATGATACTACTATAAGGATGGCACGTATCCATAGTAAGTACTTAGAGTTACTTACCATTTCTAAAATGACACGTAAGAAATATGACTTAGAGTATAAGACATTGCTCAAAGATAAATGGCTTTACTATAATGGAAAGTTATCTAAAGAAGAAATAGATAAATTTAAGTGGGAGTATGATCCATTCGGTGGATTAAATAAACCACTTAAAGGTGATATGAATTATTATTATGATGCTGATACTGATATCCAAAGATCACAAGCACTATTAGAAGTACAAAAGATTCAAGTAGAAACTATTGAAGAAATAATGAATACTATAAGATGGCGACATCAGAATATTGGTAACATTATAAAATGGAGATCCTTTGAAGCAGGTGTATGATATTAACAGTAGAAGTTAAAGACAATGCCTTTATCTATGTGGACTGTGATGACAAAGGCATTATACAGGAACTAGCAGAATATTTTACGTTCTTTGTTCCTGGCTATAAGTTCATGCCTCAATTCCGTAACAAACTATGGGATGGCAAACTCAGATTACTTAACATGCGTGACCAATCCATATACTCTGGATTATTTGGTCATATAAAAGCTTTTTGTTTAGACAGAAATATAGAGCTTCAATCAATATTAAAAGAACCACCAAGTAAATATAATCTTCCAGGAATGGATTACCCTGTCGATATGTCTTGGTTTGAAACATTACCAATACCACATATACTAAGAGACTATCAGTTAGAAGCTATTGAACATGGTATTCGAACGAGGTCAGGTCTTCTAGTATCTCCTACAGCTTCAGGTAAATCATTAATAATATATCTCCTTATGAGATATTTTTTAGCTCGTAATGAAGATAAAGTATTATTGATTGTACCTACCACTTCCCTTGTTAGACAAATGTATACCGACTTCTGCAAGTATGCAGATAATGATGATAGCTTTTTTGTTACGGATAATTGCCATGAGATTATGGCAGGTCTTGATAAAGGCCATAAGACTAAACGAGTGTATATATCCACATGGCAATCTATATACAAAATGCAGAAGGGATACTTTGAACAGTTCGGTATGGTTATAGGTGATGAGGCACATAATTTTAAAGCTAAATCATTGACAAGTATATTAACTAAATGTGTTAATGCAAGATATAGATTTGGATTTACAGGTACTCTTGATGGTACACAAACACATAAGCTTGTTCTAGAAGGTCTATTCGGACCACATAAAAACATCACAACCTCTAAAGCTCTTATTGATAGAGGAGATCTTGCAAACATATCAATTGACATATTGTTACTTAAACATAAAGAAGAGCATTGTAAAGAAGTAAGTAAGATGAAATATCAGGATGAGGTAGATTGGATTGTTACAAATGAGAAGAGAAATAACTTTATAAAGAATTTAGCTATCGATCTAAAGGGTAATACATTAGTATTATTCCAGTACGTGGAGAAGCATGGCGAACCGCTGTTTAGATCAATCGATAAAGCAACAGATAATAAAAGAAAAGTATTCTATGTGAGTGGTAAGACACCCGCTGACACGCGCGAAGAAATTAGAGCTATAACTGAACAAGAGTCTAACGCTATATTAGTATGTTCATATGGTACATTCTCTACTGGCATTAATATAGTTAACCTACATAATATAATATTTGCCTCACCATCTAAATCTCAGATAAGAGTATTACAATCTATTGGTAGGGGATTAAGAAAGAGCACATTAGATACCAAGATATATGACATAGCCGATGACCTACATTGGAAATCTAATAAGAATTTTACACTTAACCATGCCGCAGAACGCGTTAAGATATACTCTAAAGAAAGATTTAAATTTAAGATGCACGAAATTAAATTGTTATAAATACATATATGGAAAAGAACTATCCAGAACACATATCAGACATACCAGTCAAATTATATAAATTGGTTTCAGGCGAATCAATTCTTGCATACACACATGATTTAGATGAAGAATCAAGTGGTGCATTAATTGGTATAGAAGAACCAATGAAAGTAATAGTTGAAGAAGACAATCGTTATGTTATGACTCCATGGTTACCATTCTCAAATCAAAAATTACACGTCCTTGAGGATTTTAATGTTATGATTACTTCAGATGTTAATGATGATGTTAAAGCACATTATATGAAAATAATTTTAGATGAGATTAAACAAGATAAGGAATTGTTGGCAGATGAGATGAGGATGGTTAAAGGAAACGCCACCACCCATTAATTATATACTGTCCCTCCGCAGAGATACTCTCTTATTATATCATATAAATAGGTCAATGTACATACTTTCGCGAAAATAAATATGCAAATAACTAGTAATGCCGCAGACAAAGTAGCTGGAATGAAATCAGCAACCGAAAACCTAAGAGTTTATATATCTGGTGGTGGATGTTCAGGCTTTAGTTACGGTTTTAAATTAGATGAGACATCAATTGATGGTGATTATAGTATTGAGAAAAATGGTGTACAAGTTCTGATAGACCCTATGAGCTATCAATATCTAGAAGGAATAACAATCGATTATGTCCAAGACTTACAAGGGGCACGGTTTCAAATAAGTAATCCAAACGCTAAAACAACATGTGGATGTGGCTCATCTTTTAGTATTTAAGTATGTACAATTAAGCGTTTTGTGATATAATGTATATAACATGGAGATATTATGACTGAAAAAATTAAACCAAGAGACAAACCCCATTACGTAAATAACCGACAGTTTTCATATGCTGTCGTTGACTATGTGACCGAGGCAAATGAAGCCAAGATAAATGGAGACAAAAATCCAGTAGTACCAGATTATATTGCTATATGCTTTATGAAGATTTGTGAAGGTCTATCCCATAAACCAAACTTTGTACGATACACATATCGAGATGAGATGGTTATGGATGGAGTTGAGAACTGTCTTAAAGCAATATACAATTATAGAATAGATGCAAGCACGAGAACCGGTAAGCCTAATGCATTTTCTTATTTCACACAGATAGCTTACTTCGCCTTTATACGTAGAATCGTTAAAGAGAAAAAGCAATCAGATATCAAATTTAAATTCATGGAGCAAGCCAATATAGAAGACTTTGTATCTAGCATTGATGTAAATAGTCCTATTGACCAGTCATTCCTTGATACACTTCGTGAAAAAATATCTAAGATTAAAGAAGTCGATACTCAAATTAAAGACTTTGAAAAATCAGAGAAGGTTAAAAAGAAAAAAGGATTAGAAAAGGTAATGAACGATGGATAGAGTGGTGAGAAGATTTTTAATAGTAGGATTTGGTATAGTAGGTAAAGCAGTACATGCTGGTTTATTACAAAATGAAACATACGATGTGGCAGTATTAGACCCACCTCTTGATATGAATATATTAGATGATGGAATTCGTAACTATGCTGACTATAACTTTTATGATGGTATTATATTAACTTTGCCGACACCGCAAGGTCCTGTAGGTGAATGTGATGATATGGCTGTTGAACAATATGTACAAGAAATACGTAAGGTTGCACCAAGAACACCTATACTAATTAAGTCAACGATATCAATTGAGCTTATAGATTTATTAGGTGATGATCCATATCTAACAACTAATCCAGAGTTTTTAACAGAAGCTGATAACCTAAGTGAATTCTTACATCAAAGATTTACTATCTTCGGTGGACGTCAATGTCGATTTTGGTATGATGTATTTCTTCATGCTGGTATTGTTATGGACAATGTTAAGTTTACTGATAAACGAACAGCGGCATTTGCAAAATATGCAATTAATTCATACCTAGCCACAAAGGTAATATTCTTTAATGAGTTAAGAGACTTCTTTGGTCCCAAAGGATTTGATGAATTAACTGAATGCATTTCATTAGACGAACGTATTGGTTCAAGTCATATGATGGTTCCTGGACCAGATAGAGAATATGGATTTGGTGGTATGTGTTTTCCAAAAGATACAAGTGCATTTCTAAGATCTAGCCATGGTAAATTAACCTTATTAGAAAAAGCAAGACAAATTAATGATGATATAAAGGCGGATCGTAGATGGATATAATAATGACAGGATCATCTGGCTATATAGGAAGTCACCTTGCACCATACTTAGAAAAGGCAGGACATAGAATATATGGTTATACTGGTGAGATAACAGAATTCGATTATATAAATGGCAGTTTTGATATGGTTATTCATTTAGCTGCATTGACTGGAGTTCGTAGATCTTTAGATTGGCCTGATGAATATTTTGATACAAACGTACATGGTACGAGAAAGGTATTTGAATTTTGTTATAGACGTAATATAAAATGTATGTATGCGTCAAGTTCAAATGCTTATGAATGGTGGACTAACCCGTACGCTACAACTAAAAAGATTAACGAATTAGATGGACATGACTTTGTAGGCTTTAGACCTCATACAGTTTATCCAGGAAGAGAGGATATGATGTATCATAGAATGACAGAAGATCCTGAATCAGTTGAATATATAAATGGATATCATGAGAGAGATTGGACTCATATAGAAGATTTATGTTCTGCTATATGTACATTGATCGAAAACTATGATATAATGAAGGGTAAGGTGCAAGATATTGGAACAGGTGAGTCAATCAATTTAAAAGAGGTAGCTGCAAAATTAATGCCTTATAGAACACCTGAGATAAGAGCAGAGAATCCAAAAACAGAACGTATAAAAACATGTGCGGATATAACAAAATTAAAGGAACTAGGATGGGAAGCTAAGCATAGAGTAGTATCTAAATGAGAGTAGACAAAGAAACGATATGGCATTTTGTATGTCAATATTGTTCTGCCTATTGGAGCATTGCTACTATGGAACACGATTGGAAACCAAAGAAATTATATTGTCCACACTGCGGAAAAGAGAATGAGGCTGAAGAATTATGATTGGACCTTTGCAAGTGCATTGGCTCCAGAAATATGTAAAGAAATAATAGACCATGGTTTATCACAAAGTCCAAAGAGGGCAACAACTAGTGGTGGTGTTATTAGTGATAAAAGAGATTCAGACGTAGTCTGGTTATATGATCCTTGGTTGTTTGATTATATACTACCTTTTGTTGAAAGGGCAAATAGAGAAGCTGGTTGGAATTTCCAATGGGATCCTGTACACATGCTTCAATTCACAAAATACGGACCAGGACAATTTTATAATTGGCATAGAGATACAAGTATAAGGCAACCAGATTCGGAAGGTAAAATAAGAAAGATAAGTGTTACTGTAAATCTTAATGATGATTATGAAGGTGGAGAATTTTATATCGATGCTGAAAATCATTATGGTAAGACTAGTCCTAGATTGAATGAGAATTTAAAACTTCCAGGTTCGATTGCTGTATTCCCAGCTGATATATGGCATAAGGTAGATCCAGTAACAAAGGGAATAAGATATAGTTTAGTTGTATGGTTAACAGGAGATCCATTTAAATGAAGATAGCAATACTGAATGATACCCATTGCGGTGTCAGGAATTCATCACAGATATTCATAGACTTTCAAGAAAGGTTTTATAATGAATTGTTCTTTCCATTCTGCAAAGACAATGATATAAAACATATAATACATCTCGGAGATTATTATGACCATAGGAAGTTTGTAAACTTTAAAGCTCTTAATGCTAACCGCAGACATTTCCTTGAGCCTATGAAAAAAGCTGGTATGACAATGGATATTATTCCAGGCAACCATGATGTATTTCATAAGAATACAAATGAGCTCTGTTCTCTTAAAGAACTATTAGGATACTATACAAGCAATATCAATATTATAATGAAGGCATCTACTTTAAACTATGATGGATGCGATGTACATTTAGTACCATGGATTAACCCAGAGAATTACGATAACTCTATGAATTTCTTAGCTAGTAATAAAGGTATTGTAATGGCTCATTTAGAGTTGCAAGGATTTGAAATGATGAGAGGTATTAAACAACCTATAGGTCATGGAATGGGTGTTGAACCATTTGCACATTTTGATATGTGTTTGTCTGGTCATTATCATGCAAGTTCACAACAAGGCAACATCAGATACTTAGGATGTCCAATGGAATTTACATGGGCTGATGCAAATGATCAGAAATATTTCCATGTATTTGACACAGATACAAAAACAGTAGAGGCAATAGCTAATCCTCTCACATTATTTGAGAAAATATATTATGATGATACTGACACAGATTACACAAATTATGATATAAATACTCTTACAGGCAAGTTTGTTAAAGTAATTGTTGGGAATAAGTCTAACCCCTTCATGTTTGACAAATTTATTGAACGGATATCAGAGCTGAATACACATGATTTAAAGATAGCTGAAAATTTCTCTGAGTTCTTAGGTGAGAATGTTCTTACCAACATAGAAGATGTGGAAAATACAACTGACTTAATGGCAAGTTATATAGATGGTGTGAATACAGATCTTGATAAAGAGAAACTCAAGACGCTGATGAACAGTCTCTATAATGATGCTATAGATATGGAGATACAGTAATGAAAATGAAAAAAATTTCAAAAAGTAGATGGGCAATGTTAGCATTTGTGGTAGCATGTCTTATCGTTTTATTTAATGTAGCCGGATGTGCAATGCTTGAAAACAAAATGAATACTATGAAAGGTTTAGTAGGCATGGATGACACGATTGTTGTCGAGACACCGGTATGTGAAGGAGAAACATGCGAGGATATAAGAGGCTAGATCAAGATGATCCAGATAGACTCCTATGGGGAGTTTATCAATTTGCAGTAACATGTATAATTATAGGATTAATAGCATGGCCAATAGTGGTTTGGGCTGAACAAGTATGGACAGACTTCAGCCCTGAACCTGAGGCAATAGAGATTGTAACTGATGAAACTCCAACAACAGATCCGGATATACAACCGTCGACGGTTGAAGGGTCAGATAGTGAGGGTTTAGACAAAGAAAAGTATAGACAATACTTTGAAGACAAGTCTCTCGTGCTTATGGTCTTAGGTGGTCTTGAATATTGGAAAATGAATTGTGGTGAACTATCAGACCCAGGAAATTATTTTATGAATCTTGCTATTAAAAAACATGACATAGATCCAGAAGAAATGGATATGACTGCAAGTTTTCAAACTGGTTTATTTGCTGCACAATTATATAATAACTGTGATATATTTTTAGAGCAAACAAAAAGTATTGGTTTAGATATGATGCTTAAAAAATAAGTATGTACAATAACGTTTATTGTGATATAATATACCCATGATATTATTCAAAGAACTTACTTACAAGAACTTTCTCTCAACAGGCAACAACCCAATAATAATAGATCTCAATAAGTCGAGATCTACTCTTGTTGTTGGTACAAATGGTACAGGTAAATCTACCATTCTCGATGCCATATCATTTGCTTTATTTAATAAGCCACATCGTAATGTCAAAAAGGGTGGCTTAGTTAATTCAGTAAACGGTAAAGGTTGTGTGGTCACTATAGAATTTGATACTGCCGGACATACTTGGAAAATAATACGTGGTATTAAACCAAATAAGTTTGAAGTATATCAAGATGGTAACATGATAGATCAGCAGACTAATGTTAGAGACTATCAAAAGTTCTTAGAGCAAAACATATTAAAGCTTAATCATAAATCATTCCATCAAATTGTCGTTCTCGGTTCGAGTTCGTTTATACCATTCATGCAATTGAAAGCGTGGGATAGACGTGATGTCATTGAAGATCTATTAGACATTGGTGTATTCAGTAAGATGAAGACTGTATTAAAAACACGTAATGCTCAAGCTAAAGAATGGGCAAAGAATTCACATGTTGCATCGAATAATCAGAAAGATAAAATAGAACAACAAAAGAAATATATAACACAATTAGAAGAGATTAATAAAGATGCAAAGCAATCATTTAATGAGGACATAGCAGATCTTCAAAAGAAGATAGATTCTGCAAAGACTAAATTGGATAAATATCCTGATGGCTTACGTGGCAATCTCAATTCCTTAAGGAAAGTCAGAGAAGGTTTAACTGATGCTAAGGGTAGATGTAATCATGTTATGAAAGAGCTTGTTGGTAGAGCTAAGTTTTTTGAGGATAATGATGATTGCCCTACATGCACACAAGAGATTAATAAACAATTAAAGACTGCAATGCTTATTGAAGTCAAAGACCAAGCAAGGAAAATACAACAAGAGATTACCCACAACACAGCAAAGATGGATTCTACTGTTGATACCTTAGATGGTGTACAGACACAGATATCTGAAATGGCTGATATTAATTCTAAGATCTCGGCTCATACAAATAATATGACTGCATTAATCAATAAGCAAGTCAAAGAAGTTGATATTGATAAGCCAGCTAAAGAGCTCGTGGATATGACCTATGATTTAATTGATATACAGGACAATCTAACTGAAGCTCAGGATGAGATATTATATAACGAAATAGCCGCTGAGATGCTCAAGGATACAGGTATTCGAACGAAAATAATTAGAGAGTACTTACCGGCGATGAATGCCCTTATAAACAAGTACTTACAGGTACTTGAGTTTTTTGTGGCATTCCATTTAGATGATAACTTTCAAGAGTCAATCAAGTCAAGACATAGGGACGAATTTGTATATGACAATTTCTCAGAAGGTGAGAAGATGCGTATTGATTTAAGTCTACTGTTTGCATGGAGACAGATAGCAAAGATGAAAAACTCTACAAACACAAATCTGTTAATCCTTGATGAGACATTTGATTCATCTCTAGATGATGATGGTACAGACAATCTAATGAAGATCTTAAAGACACTGGAAAGTCATACCAACACATTTATTATCTCTCATAAGCCAGACTTCCTTGAGAGTAAGATGGAAGACAAGATCCAGTTTGTCAAGAAAAACAACTTCTCCGCGATTTTCTAGTAGAATATTATTCTACAAACAGCGGCTTTCATAGAAAAATAGTACTATTTTCGCGGTTTGACCGCAAATAGTTCTACGGCGCACCGCAAACTATGATATAATATACCTATATTATGATGAAAAAGGAAATGAATAACGGACGGACTGGGCACTTGGGGAGCCCCGCAGATTGTAAACCTGTCGCCTCTGGCTGTAGTGGTTCGACTCCACTTCTGTCCACCAACATGTGCAAGTCAATGGTATCAACACATTCTCTGGCACACCAACTCGCCGCATCTGGACCAGTAACTTTCCACACAAGCGGGTCAAACTATGATATAATGGTACATATAAAATAAAAAAAGGACATATTATGAATAAAGTGATTGAAGAATTAATGAGAAAATATCCTAAGAAGGTTGAATTCTCAGCAAAAATGATTAAAGAAGCTGCGGAGGCTATTGGTGAAAATCCTAGGTCTGCGTATGTGAATATTAGATATACACACAATGCACCTACAGTGCGTCGCGGTGTATATAACTTGGAAACTATGATGCCAAAATCAGCTCGTCCTAAAAAGGTTGCTGTTGAAATGGTCAAAGGTGTTGAGTCAGTAACAAACGATGAAGTTTTTGTTCCTGAATTTGATGCTACTTTTGTTCCATGGGGAAACTTTACTGAGATAGTAAAAGTTCTTAAGTCTGGTATGTTTTACCCAACTTATGTATCTGGATTATCTGGTAACGGTAAGACTTTCCAGATCGAACAGGCATGTGCGAAATTAAATCGTGAATATGTACGTGTTCAGATTTCTCCTGAGACTGACGAAGATGATCTTATCGGTGGTTTTCGTTTAATCAAAGGTGAGACAGTTTTTCAAAAAGGTCCAGTTATTAAAGCGATGGAAGCTGGTGCGGTCTTAATGATCGACGAGATTGATCGTGGTACAAATAAAATTATGTGTCTTCAAGGTGTTCTTGAAGGTAAGCCAGTTTTAATTAAAAAGACTGGTGAAGTTGTTGAACCTAAAGATGGTTTCAACATAATTGCTACTGCTAACACAAAAGGTAAAGGTTCAGAAGATGGACGTTATTCTGGTGCGTCAGTTATTGACGATGCATTTTTAGAGCGTTTCACAATTACTCTTGAACAGACTTTCCCTACTATGGCAACTGAAGAAAAAATTGTCATGAAACATATGGCTAAGTTTGAAAAAGTTGATGAAGAATTTGCTAAGCTTTTAGTTGGCTGGGCAGATGCTATTCGTAAGACTTTTTATGATGAAGGTATTGATGAAGTTATTTCAACTCGTCGTTTATGCCACATCGTTCAAACGTTTTCAATCTTCAACAAACGTGACAAAGCGATTGCTTTATGTGTAAACCGTTTTGACGAAGATACTAAAGAGGCATTCATTGATCTTTACGAAAAAGTTGATGCAACTATTAATGCTCCTGAAGAAGAGGAAGCATATGTTGAACCAAATTTCAAAGATAACAACAATTGGGAGGACGAATAATAATGAATTTATCTGCTCAAGAATATTTAGCGAAGCTTTTAGCTAAGGAGAACTTATCAGTTCAACACGGTAACTATTCTACAGCTAGCTTCGATGTTATGAATCGTGTACTTCGTCTTCCACTTTGGAAAGACAAAGGAAAGGACGTTTATGATCTTTTAGTTGGACATGAAGTTGGTCATGCGCTTTATACTCCAGCTGATGGATGGCATGATTCTGAAAAGAAGATTGGAAAAATTCCACGTGCTTATTTAAATATTGTTGAAGATATCCGTATTGAACGTATGATCCAAGAGACATATCCTGGAATCGTTCGTCGTTTCAAAAATGGTTATAAAAAATTATTCGATGATGATCTTTTCGGTACTAACGAGAGAGACATCAACAAAGCTGGACTTATGGACAGACTTAACGTTAGTTCGAAAGGTCGTGGATATGTTCCAGTTAAATTTACTCCTGAAGAAACTCCTTTAGTTGAAGAAGCTATGGCGGTTAAAACTTGGGATGACGTTTTAAAAGTTTGTAAAAAATTCTATGATTTCATAGAAGAGAACAAAGAAGAAAAAGAAGAAGAAGATGATATGGAAATGTCAGGAATGCCTGGTGAAGGTGATGACTCTCCTGAAGAATCTTCTGGTGAAACTCCTATTTCCGGTGACGAAGAAGGTGAATCTGATGACGAAGGTGATGACGGTGAATCTGATGGTGACGGTGAAGAAGAATCTAAAGACGGAGAATCTAAAAAAGAAAAAGAAGTTGCTCCTGAAGGTCATGAGACTTGGACTGAAGATACTCACAGAGAACGTGAAGAAGATCTTTTAGAAAAATCTCCTGAAAGAAAATATGAGAGAAGCGGTCAGCCAATGTATTCAAGCGGCATGAGCGAAGAGAACATGAACAAAGTTCTTTATTCGTACGACGTTTGTAAAGCATTGCGTGATGAGCGTGTCACAGAAGAAGATTCTGATGGATATTCTCCTTATGTGAGCAATGCTTGTGAGGAAGATTGGTCAGAGACTAAAAAAACTTATAAGACTCAAGCAAATTTATTAGCTAAAGACTTTGAACGTAAGAAAGCTGCGTTTGAATATTCAAGAGCTTTGACTGCAAAGTCTGGCAAACTTGATCCTTTAAAATTACACCAATACAGAACTTCTGAGGATATCTTTTTGACTACTACTCAGTTGGCACAAGCAAAGTCACATGGAATTATATTGTTCCTTGACCTTTCTGGTTCAATGTGTGAGATCATAGAAGATGTTACTGCGCAAGCAATTACTATCGCTATGTTCTGTCGTCAAGTGAACATTCCTTTCGAGGCATATTCATTTACTACTACTGCATACTGGAGACAAGAAGGTAAAGGTATTCGTGAAATCAAAGGTGAAGCTTCTGAACTTTCTGCTGAGAGTGTTAAAGTTGTTGAAATGTTTTCTGGTAAAATGAATAAGAAAACTTTTGATGAAGCGGCTTTTACTTCTTTCGCGATAGCTAAAGCACATTCATACAACAATCGTATGAAGTATCATTTGTCATCTCATTACCTTCATCCTATTGATGGTATGGGTTCAACTCCTCTTATTCAGACTGCAATGCTTGCATCTAAAATCACTAAAGCATTTACACGTAAACATGCAATACAAAACACAAACATTATGTTTTTGACTGATGGATATCCTGATGGAATCAGTGTTATTGAAAATGAAAAATCTGATGTTGAAACTTCGCGTGAAGTAATGATTAACTTTGAAGGTAAAATGATACGTGGAAACGGTGCTCGTGAGATTTATAAAGAAACTCTTATAAGACTTAAAGAATTAACTGGTGCAACTCTTATGGGTTTCCACCTTGCGTATGATGCATCTACTTTCGGACAAGGATATATGAACGTTAATGAGGATAGAGATTTTCCTGATGTCATAAAAGATTGGAGAAAGAAGAGTTTTGCTGCTTGGAAAGATGTTGTTGGTTACGATGATTATTTCATAATTAAAATCAACAGGTCTGCAAGGTTTGACTCTGATACTTTTGAACCTAAAAAAGCTGATACTATTAATGATCTTAAACGTGAGTTCAAGAAGTTTGCGAAGACTAAAAAAGGTAACAAGCAATTAATTGCCAGGATTACTGACGCGGTTGCAGCATGAAGAAATTAATTTGTCTTTTTGCTCTAGCTGCTCTTAATTCTCAAGCGGATGTTGTAAAGAATTATTCTTGGCTTGGAAATGTTTATGAAGCATCATCTACTAATGTTGTAGCTAAAACGATTAGTCCATTAAGAGATGATGTTATTCAATTTGATTTGATTAGTTCCGATTGCCTATGGGGCGTTGGCGGAGGAGGACACGCAGATGATTGTGATAAAAATTATACTGTCGATCATCCTGGAGATGTCTTCCGATCTCAGATTAGACTTGAAAAACCATTTAAACAAAATGTCGACCGAGAATTTTCTTTTAGTTTTAAAGATATAAGTGAAGACGATGGACTTGGATATAAAGCTATTGGCATTACTATCTTTGAACTCTATCCTAAATGGATAGCGTCAGATCCATTAGGACAAGGACCTACTCATCACATTTGGTATGATCCTAAATCCAAAAATATATTCGCTGATAGTAATTGGCAAATATATAAATGCGGTGCATGTAACAATATCCCTGGACATATTTTAAGTAAGATGACAGATGGTTGGAATACATTTGTCATACAAACAAATCAAACATCAAAAGACAACGGCTATTTAAAAATTATCCATAATGGAAATGTAATAGTTGATCTTAAAGGTAAGACCTCATACGATGCACCACAAGGATATCAAGCTTGGTGGGGAGCATACGTATGTTGTAGCTTTACAAAAAAAGGTGAACCGAACCACAGATTTCTTTTTAAAGACATACTCTCGTTTCACCAGAAACCTTATCAACCTAAAATAAGTTTATAAAAGTATGTACTTTAAGCTTTTATGTGGTATAATAGTACCATAATGAAAAAGGAATTATATGAAATTTAATGAATTGAAAAACATTCAACAGTTGACAGACTATGTTGAGAGTACTTACTCTAAGCATTATGCATCTGCGAATGGTGTACAAAGTATGGATCTAATCTCAGCTTCTGGCTTAGGATTAGATTTTTGTCTTGGCAATGTATTAAAATATGCGTCAAGGTATGGTAAAAAGAATGGAGCTAATCGTGAAGATCTAATGAAGATCATGCATTATACACTCCTAGCAATTAATGAACATGACTTAAAGGAGTCCAGTAATGAAATTTAGTAATGAAATAAAAGATGTATTGAGTAATTTTCAAACGATCAATAGCAACATTGCTCTCGGTGAAGAAGGTGGAATGATTCGTTCAATGTCTACTTCTAAAACACTCATGGCAAAAGCTAACGTACAACCCGAAGCGCCATACGAATGGCCTTATGCATTTGGCATTTATGACTTAGGTGAATTCTTAGCATGTCTTAATATGTTTGAAGATCCTACTCTCAACTTTGATGAGGATAAAAAGTTTGTTACAATCACAGATGGTATTACACAATTCAAATACTTCTTCTCTGATATTGACATTCTAACTGTTCCTACGAAAGATATTGATTTGCCATGTGCTGATATTCAATTTACTCTTACGTTAGACCAGTTAAACCAGTTGCGTAAAGCTTCTGCTACTCTTAAAACAAACCAATTAAGTATTCGTAAAAACGATAGTGCGGCATTTATTGAATGTGTTATTGTTGATAAACAGAATCCAACTTCAAATCAATTCTCTATGAACGTCTCAAACTGTAGTATAAATACTTCTGCAGACTTTGATTTGGTTCTTGATATGAATAATTTTAAATTCGTTAATGCTGACTCGTATGAGTTTGGTATTGACAAGAAGCTTATCGCTTCTGTAATGGCTGGCAACACACAATATTGGGTTGCTCTTGATAAAACAACGACATATAAGGAGATATAAATGGCAAAGGAAGTTGTTAAAGATGGTTTAGTTGAACAACCTACGACCGAGGCACCAGTGGAAACAGTAGAAACTCCCGCTGAGCCGCAGATTCATACTATTAGTTTAGGTGATCTAAATGCTGTTATTCGAATCATTGATGTTGTCACTAAACGTGGTGCAATCAATGGGGACGAGTTAGCTGATGTTGGTGCAGTACGTAATAGAATTCAAGCATTCATTACAGCATCTACTCCAGCGGTTGAAGAAAAACCAGCTGAGTAAGTATGTACAATTAGTAAAAGCATGGTATAATAGTACCATGCAAAATTATATTATGAGGTCAATGTGAAAGAATTTCTATTTGTAGAAAAGTATAGACCACAAACCATATCGGATTGCATTCTCCCTAAAGGACTCAAAGATACCTTTGAACAAATTGTCCAAAAGGGGGAACTTCCGAATATGATGTTTACAGGTTCTGCTGGCATAGGTAAAACTACTGTTGCCAGAGCATTATGTAATGAATTAGATCTTGACTATATGATGATTAATGGTTCCGAAGATGGAAACATTGATACCCTTCGTGGTAAGATTAAACAGTTTGCAAGTACTGTATCATTGCATGGTGGACAGAAAGTTGTTATCCTCGATGAGGCCGATTACTTAAATCCTCAATCTACACAACCCGCATTACGTGGGTTCATTGAAGAGTTCTCTTCGAATTGTAGATTTATATTAACTTGTAATTTTAAGAATCGTATAATAGATCCTCTCCATTCGAGATGTTCTATATATGAATTTAATTATTCTGCTGAATCAGAATCATTAGCTGGAGCATTTATGCAAAGGCTTCAATTCATTCTTGACTCAGAGAGTATTATATATGATAATCAGGTTATTGCAGAACTGATTATGAAATACATACCAGACTGGCGACGTGTCTTAAATGAGTGTCAAAGATATGGTATGAGTGGTCATATCGATACTGGCATTCTTGTTACTCTATCTGAGGCAAGTATAAGCTCATTGATGACAGACCTCAAAGCAAAGAACTTTAAGAAGATGCGTAGATGGGTTACTGATAACATTGACGTAGAATCTGCAAAGTTGTTTAGAATGGTTTATGACAATATGTCAAGCTATGTGCAACCACAGAGTATTCCTCAATTGGTTCTCATACTTGCTGACTATTCATATAAGGATAGTTTTGTTGCAGATCATGAATTAAACGTAGTGGCATGTATGACAGAAATAATGTCACAAATTAAATTTAAATAGGAGATAGCTATGGTAGCACAATTAGCAGACTACGCATCAATTATTATGGCATTAGCTATAGTTAATATTGTATGGCAATTAGACAAGGCAAGTAAAATGATTTCTAGTATGAATAGATTTTTACACGACAACTCAACGGATGGTCCAAATGCCTAAATACTTATACGAAAATATAAAAGAGTTCTTACGTGATGAGATCATTGAAGTACACTTTACTAAAAAGAATGGCGATGACCGTATAATGAAATGTACACTTATGGCTGAACAGATCCCTGTCGAGTTCGCGCCGAAAAATATAGGTAATCCACCAGATGAAGAGAACCAAAGCTATATGAATGTCTTTGATGTTGAAGCTCAAGGGTGGAGATCATTTATTCTTGATAATGTTAAATACATAAAGACTAACCTATGACTAATGAAACGAAAGTCATAGACTTCTTCACTGGTCAACCATATACTAAACAAAAATTCGAAAGACATCCAACCTCTGGTGTAGTATTAGGTCAAAGGATTATTGATGAGATTGTTAAACTTAATGTCAATCCATTAGTCATCGATGCTGGTTGTGGCATTAATCCATTCAAAGATATGTTTGATAATATTATTGGATTTGATGCAGCGCCATACCCTGAAGCAGATTTTCAAGCAACCTTCCATCAAGCACATCACATATTCAATAGAGAATTTGCTGATGTTGTTATGGCATTAGGATCGTGTAACTTCGGTACACTAGAAGATAATCTATATTACTTTGATTACTTTATGCAATGGCTAAAACCTGGCGGGTTATGTGCAGTCAGAGTTCACATTGACAGAAAACCAGAAGCACACCACAATGACATAACTTATGTGCCATGGACATTAGACATGGCAGATCAATGTGCACACAAATGGTTTAAGAATTATTTTGATGTTGTTGAAATGCATATTGAAACAATGAACACACCCCCTTATTCAAAATTAGCAGTATGGATCTGGAAGAAAAAACAACACGTAGGAGCAACGCGTAATTGAATCCATTTGCATTAATCACATCAATATCAAATTCAAAGATTGATATACTAGAAAATGAGAAAGACTATAATGCTTTTATGGTAAACCGTGGTCTATCTTACTTCCCTGACACTGTCATATACGCTAATGAAATGAACAAATTTCATCATCTGGATGGCCGCCTGCAGTTCGACTTTCTTATAAATACTATTAGAAAACGTAATCGTTTTTCCAAGTGGAATAAGTCTAATGAATCTGAGGACATTAATGCTATCAAAATATATTATGGATACAGTAATGAAAAGGCTCACGATGTTCTTCCGCTTTTAAGTAAGGCAAATTTGAATACTATAAAGGGAAGAATATTTCATGGCGGAACACAAAGATAGTTTAGTCAATTGGACACCAGATATGATGTTAGAAGTTACTCTAGCTGAACCTGATGACTTCTTAAAAATCAGGGAAACATTAACTCGTATGGGTGTAGCATCCAAACGAGACTCTCAATTATTTCAATCATGTCATATCTTGCACAAGCAAGGTAGATATTTTATAACTCATTTTAAAGAGTTATTCTTATTAGATGGTAAGCCATCAAACCTAACAGAGAATGATATTCACAGACGTAATACAATTGTTACGCTCATGTCTGATTGGGGATTATTAGAGACTGTTAAACCTATTGGAGAAACTGCTCCATTAAACCAAATTAAAATTATATCGCATAAAGAAAAAGGCGATTGGGAATTATGTCCCAAATACAATATAGGTATTAAATGAAAAACTGGTAAATAAAGTTATATTATGATTACACATTTATTATTAGGGACCATGTTTGGTCTCGTCATTGGATTATTACCCGCTGCTGGGGCCACGACAGGTCTTGTCATTCTATTTGGCTTCATGCATCTCTTCTCAGATCCTTATCTTGGCGTTGTCTTTTGTATGGCAGTAGTCGCAGCATCCACTACGGGAGACACATACTCAGGTGTTTTATTAGGAATTCCTGGTGCAAACTCATCCGCTGCTACAATGATAGACGGACATCCATTAGCTAAACAGGGTAAAGCAACATATGCTTTAACTGCAGCGATCACAACAAGTACAGTCAATGGTCTCTTTTGGGGAACACTTACGTTTGCTTTACTCCCTTGGTATATGAATCTTATGATGATCTTTGGAGTACCTGAACTATGGGCATTTACTATGTTAGCACTTGCTTGTGTAGGATTTGTTAGTAATAGATTTTGGATAAGAAGTATTATTGCTATTATTATTGGAACATTACTTGGAATGATAGGAGTAGATCCTATTACAAATGCTGATCGTTGGACATTTGGTTGGGATTACTTAGCCGATGGTATTCAAATTATGCCAATGGTTGCTGGTCTATTTGCCATACCCGAAATATTAGATGGATTAAAACAAGGCAGTGCAACAACACAGCCTCATGATACATCAGGTCAAACATGGGATGGAATTAAAGCAACATGGAAATATAAATGGGATGCATTAAGAGGTGGAGCAATAGGTGCATTTATAGGATTCTTGCCTGGCATTGGTGGTGGTGTTGCTGATTGGATGGCATACGGTTCGACATTAGCCACACATCCGAATGAGGAATTTGGTAACGGTAATATAAGAGGAGTGATTGGACCAGAAGGATCTAATAATGCTCAGAAGGCAACGAGTATGATCCCTAC